GTTTCTTTTTTTCTTCTGCTATAGCTTCTACTAGAGCTCTGTTTATAGTATTATCTTTTTCATCATCTTCGCTCCAACTCAGACCTAATCCGCCGTATAAGTCATTTGCTTCTGAAATAAGCATTCTTTCAGGCTTTTTTGGTTGCATATCTATATAGTTTTTCATTCTAGCTGCAGAAAAACCTGGACCGTATTTTTGCGCCAGATCAAAAGAAGCTAGAGCAGAATAACCAGCAGTTGTCGGTATTCTGTTAAGAGAAGGATAGGCCTCTACTCTTGGATCAGGATCGAATCTATTGACTCTGGGAAGAATGCTATTCGCCATATTTCTCTACTAACGTTTCGTAAGGAATTTCAGAGGCTTCCATTGGATCTACTCCAGCCATTTGTGCTTTAAGTATAAGCTTATTCCATATTCGCAATCTTCTTTGTATATCACTATAGGTTAATTTCCATTTATTTTCTCCAGGTCCCCAATCTCCAGATAAATTTAGATCTCGCAATTCATTGTAAGTTATTTCTACTTTTTCAGTAGTACCTCTATCAACTAAAGGAATTACATTTATTTCTAAAGGTTCTCCACGCTCAGGTTCTATAAGTTGTGGATTTGCTATAATCTCTGAAAGAGTCAATTCAAACATATCATCATTTGCATCAACTAATGGTATAGTACCTCCATCGATTGCATCTATAACATAACCATAAGTATTGTTATCTATATTGACCCAATGACCAAAATCATTCTCAGCTATATATTCTGCTTGAGCTATTGTCATTTTATTGATATATTCAGCTGATGGATGTTCTTTAGCCAATTTAAGTTCATCTGGAAGCACTATCTCAGGTACTGCAATACCTGGAAAATTCAAATGGAATTGTTCAAAATCATTTGTCTCTTCAAGAAAGTTAGTTATTAAATCAACTTCTGTTTGTTCTAATCTCTTATTATCATGAATAAGAGGTATCATAAGTCCATCCATAAACATAGCATTATGGCCGATTAGTTCGTTATAAACAAAATCGACAGCATCTTGTGGTGTTATATCATCATTAGGACCCGCATATATCATAGCCATATCCATTATAGCTTTCTTAAGATCAGCTATATTTTTAGCATTGTTTCCTGGATCAAATGATAATGAATAGTCTTCCATATTAGCATCAACTAGTACTTGCCAATCTGTTAATGGAACCTCTCCTGTATAATAAGTACTAATATCTGTTGAACTCATCTGTAGATAACTATGCAGAATAGGCTTCAGTGCTGGATTATCAAAAGTAAGCATTCCTATTTGAATCTTATTGCTTAAAAACTCGCTAGACTTACTTATGAACTCTTCTTTTATTCTATACCAGTTTTCAGAATTCAATTCTCCAAACATTTCTTGTAGACCTGCAAAAACATCAGTTATTTTCTTAGCATCTGCATTTTGTACTTGTACTACAAAATCCTCTATTAATTGATCTGGAATTAAATCTATCTGTGATGGAGAAAGGCCATATACTTCTGATTGTACAGTAGCTATGTTATCAAAGTATAGAGCCCAGTTAGCAGAAGCATCATCTCCTCCTTCTAAAGCAGCGGTATATGCTGCCTTTACGTCTGCATGTTCTGTAACATCCAGATTATTTATAATATAGTTAAGTGGATTTCTATTGAACTCATCTTTTTTAGCCAAAATAGATGTCATCATTCTGGTAGTTATATCTTGTCTAGCGTCTTCAGATATAGGTTCTTCAGTTTTAACAAAGTCCTCCCAACAAGTAGGACAATAATCTGGATTAACTGCTCCTGTAGTATAATCATAGGGCATCAGCCAAAGGGCTTTATTATAAGCATTTTCAAAACCTTCTATTGAAACGACATTCGTACTGCCATCATGTCCAAAGATAGAATTTCTGAGAGATTTCTCGCCCATAGCATTGTTATACTTCGTATCAAATTTAGCTAACTCAACATTACATGGAGGTTCATAGCAAGTGTTTGCTAGAACATTATCTCTCATCACTTCAAGATCTCCAACTTTGTTATCGTGCAAAACATCAGTTATATATGATTCTGCTGCTACACCAGTTTTATAGACTAGCAGACTATCCATTGCTTTAACTTTTTCTTCAACAGCGGCTCTAGCAGCCACCCTTTGTGACTCACTAAGATATGACAACCATTCAGGAAGTTTTTTCTTATATAACAACTCTCTTAATAATGGAACGCCTACTTCATCATCTTTCAATAATTCTTCAACTCTTGATACAGCAAGAGATCTAAGTATTTTATCTCTCTGTTCTATTTGTACCTTTGTAGACCAACCTGCTCTATTAGACCAATCCAATATCATTCGATCAACTTGCTCGACTATAGTTGCCCATCTCTCATCGCTAGTTGGATTCCTTATAATTTCTTGAGATGCACTACTTAGAAATTCGTCTCTTTTTTCTTCCATCTTTGCAGCTACTTGTTGAATTTCCCACGTTCTAGTGTCCTTGATCATACCCTCTTTATATATCTGACCAGCAAGTTCTACAGCTCTTTTTCCTTCCTCTGTCTCGTATAGTCCCATGTTATACTGGACATATTCATCATAAGTGAATTTTTTCTGTACTTCTATGCCATTTTCTTCAACTGTAAACATATGACTTTTAGTCCAGAATCTATCTGACATTCCTTTAGGAGATTGACCAACGTCTAATATTTTATAATTAGACCATTGCGTATCCATAGTTTGTCTCATAGTTGAATTACTAGATGCAGTGTAATCCTGTTCTTCGTCTTGTTTATTTTTAAGATAGATAGTTTCGCCTAGTTTAGCTAGACTTGAACCAAAACCTATTACTGCTTGGGTTGTTCCTTCTGCTTCACTGCCAGAAAACCTAGGCATCTGAGTTCTTCTATTAGGAGAAACTTGAGAGGTGTATTGTTTTGCTTGTGCCATTATATCTCCTTAAGGAACAGCTGTTGCTGTATCTGCCATACCCATGCCTGATGAAAGACCTTGAGTAAGCAATGAAGCAGTCCTATACCAACCTTTTCGTGTAGCATATTTAGCTTTCATTTTATCCATTTCTGCTTGTCTTTCATAACCTGTTGCTTCATGCTCGCCTAATTCTTTAATTCTATCTTCATCTAATAAAGATAAGGTTTGATTTTCCATTAAAACATCCATTGGAGATCCAGTAGTAAATTTAACTCCACCTTTTCCATAAACAACTCTATTTCTTCCTTGAAATCTATAAAAACTTCTTCTATGATCTTCTAAATTCTGTTGAGTTTCTTTTCTACGCCAAGCAGCTTCTATTCTAGCTGATTCTGCATTAGTTTCATGCATTTTACGCTCTGTTCTAGCACCACTAAGAGCACCTCCAACAGCAACAGCTGTTCCTGCTGCTAACATTTTCATTGCTAGATTTAATGCCATTATCTTGTCCTCGCGTACATTACGTAATTTTCACGATCTGGAGAAAAATTCTTCAGAATACCCTCATTTTTAAAGCCCATCCATTCCATCCATCTTCTAGCAGATGTATAGTCTTCTTTGACAGTAGCTTGAACTCTATGCAAATTAAAAGCCTGCTCTACCATATGCAAAGCTGTCATTACTGATCTAGCTACGAATATTTTATGTTCTTCTATCTTATCTGATCCAATAAGGTATACGTCAGCTACTCCTTTCCAAGCAATTATACACCCAGTAACATATACAATTTCGCCATCTTGCATTACTGTATGTGAATGTCCGTTATTCTTACACAACCAAGACCAATCTTTACTTATTTCACCAGTGTCATTAGTCAGCATATACATTTTCTTGTTTCTTAGATTTTTCTCAAGAATTGCTAGATGAGATTCTTCAAAAGGGATTATATTCATCGATCCCCCGTATCTGAGTACAATATTAAAGCTAAAAGATTCATTGGTAATGGATCATCTTGAGTTACAACAACTTGTCCATGTCTGTTCCATCCTCCAGGAAACCTTAATACTTTATCTCCAGTGAATAAAGGTGGAGATGAATCCATTGGAGAAGAAGTAGGACGAAGCAATGCTAGATCAGTACTAGTTTCGCTTGTTCCATATTTGCATCCAACAGATTCAAAAAATCTTATTCCAATTTCAGCAATTCTTTTTAATTTTGTTTGAGATGTCCCTGATTGAACGCCTCCTTCGTAATCGACTGTCTTGACCACAGAAGTATAAGCTAGACCAATTTGAGCTTTAGTAGCTGCAGAAGACAAAGTAATAGCACCAGAAGCAACAGTTTTATTAGGCTGTACTGCTCCATTAGCGAGAATAGTAACAGATTCACCTTCTAAATGTCCTAATCCTGTAATAGACGTTGTTGAACCTCCATCATATTCTAAAGAACTATCTACAAATACAGCGTCATCCTTGTCTTGCGTATTCAACGGGTAATAGTCTTGGCTAATAAATTCTATGTACCTCTTAGTCGTACCATTTATTGTTCTTTTAACACATATCCATACTTCATCTTGTCCTTCACTTCCTGGAATAACTGTGACACTTTCAACAACTGCCTGTGCTCTGTTAGTCACAGCTAATCGTGTACTATCTGAAGTTGCTACTTGAAATAACACACCTAAACCAGTTGTGTTGTCTAAAATAGTAACAATAGCAGCAGCAGGATTAGCTACAGTAAAATCAGCATGAGCATTAATAGCCGTATAAATATTATCAGCTGTTGTATCGTTTGATTCATTTGGTCGCCATCCATTTGTTTCTGATGGAGCTGACCCACTAATTGCTTCTGATGTAAACACAACTGTTACACCATCAGATTTAGTTAAAGAAATTGTAGTACCTACTGCTATATTAACATAGTCAGTAACCGTAACTGTAGTATTGCCAAAATATCCACCTACAGGATGTTGAGTCCAAGCAATTATTTCATCAGATGGAGAATATGTCATAGATAATAATTGTCCAGTATCTGTTACAGCCCAAATAATTGAATTTCTAACTTTTTGATAAGCTATTTGCGTAATTTTACTTGTTGCTGTTAAATGTTCAGATATTATTGATAGATCTTTACCTATAAAACTATCATTTTCAAAAATATAGATGAATTCTCTAAGCTTATGACCTTCACGTTGAACAAATAAAACTGAATTGTTTATTCCAAGAGGCTTTACTTTTTCTGTGCCATATGTCGTTTCAAGAGTAATTCTGACATTCGTGGGAGTTACAGGTTCATTCAAAGTAGAAGCTCTGATTATATACTCACCAGCAGTCGTTCCTATGACAAGAACTTTTCCTGCAATTAAATATCTTATAGCAGAAACATCAGCTGCTGCTATAAGATATTCTAATGACATATCATCAGCAATAGGGGCCTTTGTAAAGTTTTCGTAATCTCCTGTTTTACTTGCCCATAGTTTTTGAGGATAATTATTTGTTCCAGCCCACCATATTCTTTCTTCAAAAAAAGATACTGCTGCAGGACAGTCATTTGATCCATCTGCTCCAAAAGGATCAGCAGTAGGGGCATAATTAGTTACAGTCCAGGCAGTATGTCCTGATCTTGTAATTTTTCTTGGTTTATAATTCGAATGTGCTAGATATAGAACATCAGCACTTTGAACAAATTGAATTTCAAAAAGATCTGCTGTAATGTAAGGAGTAGCTACTTCATAAGCAGAACCACTATCTAGTATTTGTCCTTGATCTTTATAGACTCTCATATAAAGATTACCAAGTTCTATTATATAAGCTTGAGTTATAGAGAACTCAAATCTTATCAATCTAGTTTTTTCAGAACTTGTTTCTACTTCAGCAACAAAACGAGTACCAGTCCTTCTAAATACTCCACCGTGTGTTTGAACAATAACATTCTTTAATGTTTCACCAGTATTAAAATATTTGTCAAAGTCTACTCTGCCTTTTAATCTAGGACTAATCTCTCCTGAAGTAAAGTTTGTTTGTATTATTACATCGCGCATTATTTTCTAGCATCTAACCAAGTGTCCGCATCGATTTGTCCTACAAAACTTTCTTGTCCATCCATACCGCGCGATTCTGATAATTTCATTTGGTATAAATCCCAAAATTGTTTTGACACGTCCATTTGAGCTGTAATAGGATAACATAATTCAGCAGCTAACCTAGATGAAATAGTCTCACGTAATAAAATATCCATTTTATTTGGATCAGTTATATTTGAAACATAAAGAATATCTAGAGCAGTTGAATCTGCTAAAATAGTTTTCTCTTCAACAGTGAATGGAATTGTTGTATCATCTAAACGTAAGACACGAAGACAATCTGATGGATAATTAAATGCTTTAGCAAATCCCCATACAGGAGCAACACTGTTAGGAGCTAATGTAGCTCTTTTAATAGCACAATTCCATGGATGAGCTCTAAGTACAGCATCTTTACATGGTTCATATCTTTGATTACAAAGACGAGCTTCTTTAGAATCATCTGTTAAAGAAGCAATAGTCTCTGCGCCAAGATTAATTAATGCAGCATTGCATATCTCTACAATAGAGGCCATTTATTTCTCCATTAAAAAGACCGCCCCCCCAAGAGGCCTTAGAAAGGCGGTCTATTTTTTAATCTACCGTATAGAATATTGCGCACATAATTGTACCGGTAGCGGCTGCCCCGGCAGTTAATATGGTTACGTCGGTTTCAGCAGTATTTTCATACGCAAAACCTCCGATTTCGCCATCTTCTGACAGTACAAGTTTACCTGCAGAAGCTGCAGCAATTGCTTCAATGTAACGATCAGTATCACCTGAATCGCCCACTGCTAACGTTACACCAGAACCAAGAGCATCGTGATGAATTATGATCTCATACACATTAGCACCTTCTGGCAAACGAGCGATAGTAATATCGCTGGCTGCTGCCAATGAACTTGCTTCATATGTATCATACCATACACGCATACGACCGCCTGTTTGGTCAACTGGAGCTGCAACAGCTGGAACTGCATCTAAATTGGTGATATTAACACCTTTTACACTAGCCATGATTAATACCCTCCCTTAAGCTTCTAAACACTTGATTTCAACTACACGTTCTTCTTCAACACGTGTTGAGCCAATTGACATGGCATAGTACACGTAAGTAGAATAACGCTTATCAGCACGCTCTGTAATCTTAGATGTAGGTTCTTTACCTAAAGCAAGACCAAGACCTCCCTTATTCCAGCATATTACCCTGCGGTAAGCACTGGAATCTGTAAGAAGTCTCTGTGAACGGACGAATTGGAATCCCATAAAGGTATTCACGTCGCCCTGTACAAGCGCTTTGACTGAGTTGTAATCTGAACTCGTTACTTCAGTTGTCTGTAGCAAATCATGGATTTGCTTAGCAGAACAAGCTATATAACGTTCTTCTGACGGATCAACTTCGGCAGCATCCAGAATTTCTTTGGCATTACGAAGCTTGCCAATAGTTAGTCCTGAGTTTACTGCACCACCTGATTCAACATAGTTCACAGCGATTTGTTGTGATGATGGAAATGTTACAGAAGTAGAACCAGTCTCCCCCGTGTAAGCAGTTCCGAAAGCGGCAGCGATGATCTCGTCATCGATGGCGCGGCCCATTGCCCAAGCAGCATTCAAAGCGTATGCACTAGTTGGATCAATCAATGTTCGTATCTTATCAAAATCATCGACAAGATCGCCCCAATCATAATCAACTAGAGATACACGCCTTCTGTCGTGTGGAGTATGGATCAAAGGTGAATCAGCATGTCTGCTGGTCACTTTTTGAGCTGTAGTAGCACCAATCTGATCAAAGTAAGCATTCTTACCTTTAACAGACATACTTCCTACCGACCCACGAAGACGGGAACCTTTTTGCTGCAAGAGGTGCATTACATTAGCACTATACTGCTGCACGAATGCAGTAGTAATTTGATTTGACATAATTGTCTCCTCTATAATTAAACAAAATCCCTCGAGTGAGCTCCCCGTCTTACGGACCCGTCTCTACATTCACACTTGCTCAGTGATAGTCTATCCTATTGTCTTACGGACCCTAGCCAAGGCTACCCGCATCATCCTTAAGCATCTACCAATTCAGGATGGGCATATTCAAATAATTTCTGCATTCTAGTAACTGCTTCTGAATGTGTTGGAGCAGAAGCGTCGCCATATGCTTTCATGAATTCATTATCTCTCTGTAATGAAGCTATTTCACGTTGCGCTTCATTAGGAGTCATCAAGAAAGAACTATTGCCAGTTCCTACAGTTATATTGTCTTCAGACATCGCCATTCCTATCTTAGCGAACATCTTAATTACTGTAGGATCGTTTCCTAATCCTGTTTCTTC